AAATCGTCGATATCGGACACCTGGAAGTCGTAGGATCGAACCAGTCGATTTCTAAATTTAACGAAGCTGTCACTGCAGAGAAAAAAGAAGAAAATTTCGCGCAGGATACCAATTTCGAAGACGTACAGGAAATTGAAGAAATCAACGAAATAGAAGTGCAGGACGCCGAAGTTATAGCGCAGGAACAGCCTGCAACGAATAACGCTGAAGCAGCGAAAGACGAAGACGACGATTTTTAATATTTTCTAAAAATAACTATAATATAAAAAACAAATTTATTATATTTACAACCTCATGGTTTGAGTTTTTGGTTAATAGTCATTAAAGGCGGTCTTCGGGTCGCTTTTTTTGGTAACTATAACCAATAAAAAAAACAGCTAACGTATAGCTGTTTTTATTAATTTAATCGTCCATACAGAACCCAAAATTTCTGCGGTACTTATCGATTTTCTTAATTGTATGATTTCGCGTCGTTTCGAAGCACTTATGGTAAAAATTCACTTTGTCCAGTGTGGTTTTTATGAATTCCCAATTTAACGCGAAATCTGTGTTTCCTGAAGCCTGTTTAGGGTGCGTTCGTGCTAATGGCCGAGGGATTAAACATTTCTTTTACTGGTTTTGAAACCTCACTTTTTTGCGTCGCGTTAGCGAATGACAAAGCACCGAACAGGATAATTCCTAAAAATAATTTTTTCATTTTGATAAAATTTAAGTTATTAATTACCTGCAATATAATAAAAAAAATCAATACACACAAAAAAAACCGCCACAAAATGGACGGTTTAAAATACTATTCTAATCGACTGGCGGAATAGTTCTGTTAATTTGTAGGATCGGGATTCGAACCCGAAACGCAATAAAGTGATAGCCATTTTTCCACCCTACCGATTTATTCTTTGATTTCGAAATGCATCCAATCGTAATTTTTTTCACGACCTAAACTTACGAATCCATGCTTGTAAAATATATCAATCATTTTTTTATATTCTGGGCGTGCGAATCTAGCAGTTTTGGAAGTTTCTTTTAATAGGTTTCTTTCAGGATCTAAATCTACAGCTACGCCCCAACTGTGTCGCGAATAATCCGATCCCCCGCGCATAACTCGCAAATTAAAACAACCCCCAAATAAATCAATTCCCAGTTCCTGAATTCTTTCAAGTCCGTAGACTTCTAGTAATTCAGCAAAAACCGCTTTAAATTTATTCGCGACTAATTTATGGCAGCGCATTTTATTAACCGTTGTTTTTTTGTCCCAGGCTAAACGCATCGGATATGGTAAATCGATTAAAACCAAATAACCGCCGTTCGGATCTGGTTTTCCGTATTTCTTAATTAACGTTTCTGTTGTTATCATAATCCTACCCATTTTATATATGTTACTACTCTATAAGGATTCATCACGTCGAACGCTGTTCCGTTTCCTATAGTATTTGTTTGCCCTACATTTGCCTGTCCACTAACTCCGGCTAGTAAAACGTCAAAATTATTTGATTCTTCAGTCGTAGTATTTGCCGATTTTCTAGCTACAGTATTCAAAGAAGTGACTGGGTTTTGTCCGTCTGCATCGGCAGAATTCGCTACAAAAAACGAGTGAGCAGGTAAATTCGGAACGGTTAATGTTTTAGTTTTTGCTCCACCAGTATTTCCAATAGAACCAAATAAAGGATCGCCATTTAACCGTCCAAACGGCGCACGTCCGCGCATTTCTTCTACTTCCGCCCACCCTGGTGGTATGTTTGCAACGATATCGTTAAACAGAAGCCAACCCTTACCGGAAGTAATCGGAAGCATTAGCGCGTCGATATATGTTTTCAAAAATAATGTTCTATTGGCTAACGCTTGCGCCTGCGAGTTAGCTATTCCACCAGGACCGCCTTCTACTGGATCAGTAGTGGCTATTTCGTAGATGTTTTCAGTGAATTCTGGTATTTCTGCAATATTTGCCATAGTAATAGATTTTTAAAAGCTGATAGTCCAGTTTCCGTTTAATATAATATCGGAATTTTTATTAATAAGTTCGCGAACCTTACGCGCGAATAGTGTGTCGTCGGCGCAAAGAATACCAAATTCGCGAATAGCTATTCCGTTTCCTTCGCCTGCGCCTAGCTGCCAGTCAAAACGTACCGAAGAAATAGTCGGATAAGTAACTGCGCCAAGTGCTTTAGTAAATGCGCCAGTAATAGCAGAATCTGTCCCTACAGGCGCAGTTCCATTGGTTCCGACAGATAGTTTCGTTAGTTGTTTAGTGGAAGACGCTGCACCTAGTAATGCCATTACTGCAGTCCGTCCGCCGTTAACGACCAGATTTGCGTCGACATACGTTTCAATTATTTTGCCGGTTTTAGCACAAACGACCTGCAATTCGAAACGGCCTTTTAATGGGTTTAATTTATCTGTATTCATAATTTTATACGTTTACTATATTTATGGTTAATGTATCGTGTGATTCTAAATAACGAGCCGTTCCGTCATAATTAAATGTACCGTCGTAAAATCTTGCAATATATCCCAGGTCTTCGTCGAACGTTGGTGCTTCGTATGTTATATTAAGCGTGTCATTTAATGCGTCGATTATGTCCGAAATTGCAATGGTGTAAGCGATGCCTTCAAGATAAGAACGTGCAGGTTTGTAGGATAGAATCAATTTAGCTAAATAAGTCTGCGAAGTTCCTTCTACGCCCACCGTGTCACCTAGTTCCGAAGAAATAGAAAAACGCGCCCAGTCTGTGTCTGGATCGCCAGTGTCGATTCCTTCGACCAGTGTAGCGTCAGTATATCCGACTAATAACATAGCCTGTTTTATGGCCCACACAGTCCCTGAATATCGTTTTAATTCGATAGCCTGTTTTATAATTCCGCGACGCTGTTCGTCTGTGGTTGCAAGTTTGTAACCTGCGAATCCTTCGATATCGAACTGGTGTGCTAGATATGGAAGTGAGGAAGGCGAAACAGTGTCTACAATATAAACCAGAAGGTTTTCTATTTCGACAGCGTTAAAACGATCTGCGGCCACAGCATCAAAGGCGGCCAAATGTGGAACGCCTGCTATAGAATCAGGAAGTATATTTTCGTTTGTCTGGCTCATTATCCTGGATTTGTACCTACTACGTTAACGGTTATACTAGAAATGTCCGCGAACTGCGTTTCTGTTATTACTAAATTAGCTGCGGGCGTCGGTATTGCAACGTCGTAAACGCCTGCAATCATAGATAGCGATTTGATCTGATTAACGACTACGTCCTGTCCTAATAATTTTCTGCGCCCGTCGCGATATGCTTCTAGTGCTGCTTCCACAATCGGAACGACGTCTTCCTGTGTAGCAGATTCGTATAGTGTAAGATTAACGACTATCGAAGTAGCTACTGCAGTCGGTGAAATCACTTCGACCGTATCGCTTAACGGCCTAATTTTGTCGGCATTCAAAACAGCAGAAACTGCATCCAGAATTTCGGAAGGCGTTACAGATAGTCCTTCGACTAAAGGGTATACACGAACGGTTCCCGGTACTTCTGGCTGTTCTGGAACGGCTACGTCGATAATAAGCGGCGACGCCGAAGCAGCGAAAAATTTATATGCTTTTACTGGTCCGGCGTTCGAAAATCTATTCGGTGCCAGACGGATTCGTTCGCGAAGCTGATCGTCTGTTTCTTCGTCCGATCCACCTTCAGAAACTGAAGTATTTTCGGCAGTAGATAAATACGGCTGCGGATCTAATATAACAGAAACAGTTCCCAAGGCGTATTCGTTACCTAGTTTTCCGGACTGCTGCGCTATAGCAATAACTGAAGCTGTATTATCTGCAGTCAAAACTGAAACGTCCTGGATAAGTTCGAAAGTAACGCGTCCGTCAGTAGTTTGCACGCGTAAACCTGAAGGAATTACGATATCGCCGTGGCCTTCAACAAGTGTAAGCAGGATCGTAGTTCTGGCAGACTGCGAAGGAAGTCTGTAAACGCCTAGAAAGTCGCCCAGATAATCGATAATTGGAAAACGAGCGAACGCTAACAGATTCTGTTTTGCTGCGTCCTGGATCTGATTTCTGACTAACAGTTCACGGTAAGGGAATGTTCCGCCTACTATAAGCGTTTCAATCTGTGCCGGTTCCAAAACACGACCAGTTCGCGCTTCGTAGTCTG